GACATAGATGCTGACTTTGTCCGAACAGAAAAAAAATTATATCTTTGCATCGGTAGAAAAGAATCAGAGTGTTTTGACGAATATGCCGAGTTTGGCGCAACACCGTTATTTGTAATGGATAACGGACAATTAGGATTAGCAGACGGTTGCTATACCTTACACGATTTCTTTTATAACAACATTCTAGAGGTAGATGAGGCGATTGATACTGCCCTAGATTTAATGTTTGCACAAATAAACGATAACAAATTACATGGTAGTTTTGTAATGCCTAATCACTTAGGCGGTGACAAGTTTTATTTCAGAGTAAACAGTTTGTCATTTTAAATTAATTAAGGCTTAATTTTTCCACGGTTCGGAAAAAAAAGCCAACGCAAAAACAACATAAGCAAATAACCTAATTAAGGATACAAAATGTTACTAAAAGACTATGTTACACAAGAAAGAATACAAGAATTTAAGGTTGCTGAAAGTGGCGCAATTTATGTGCAAGACTTACTATTAGATAATGGTATCTATGTTGAAAACGGTGACCGTAGAATTGATGCCTTGTTAAACCTTTTTGATCGTGCAGTTATAAATAATTAGTCTCATCTTATAAACCCTTATTCGTAGGGGTTTATAGGGCTGATTCTAGCCATTACCTAACTTATAAAGGAATTAATCATGCAAGACACTACATACAACGGTTGGACAAACTATGAGACTTGGAGAGTTAACCTTGAGATATTTGACAATACAACTATTCAAGACTTTTACGATGTTGAAAAGGTAGAGTTACACGGACTCGCAGAGGCTTGCAAAGAATATGTAATCTATTTAATTGACTGTGAAAACCACAACGGTAAAAGGTCACTTACCCAAGACTATGCCGAGGCTTTTGTTAACAATGTAGACTATCGACAAATTGCTAAAAGCCTCATGGAGATATATGAGGTAGAAGAATGAAACCATATATTGACTACATACTAGGCGCAATCTTTAGCGTTTTAATGGGCTTACTTTTAGCCTCAATATGGATATATGCGAAAGGTTGGTATTAATAGAATTATTTATTAGGGACTGTTTAAACGGTCTCTAATGGACTAATTTTAGTCAAAACCTAACTAAACGGAGTTTATATCATGGAAAATTTATTAAGAGTTGATTTTGAGTCAAACAGAGTTGAACGCACCAGAACCGAATGGATAAAAGAGTTAATAGAATATGAACTTGATTGCCTAGATTCTGCTAGTAATGTTGACGATACAATTACATATCTTTTGACTAATGGTTTTACAGGCTACAAAAATATGTCAGATATTGCCTTAATTGATGAAATTTACGAAACGCTAGGGCATAACTATCACATTGAGGAGACTATTTAATCATGGAATATATTGTTAAAAAGACTGTAGAAGTTATCTATACCATTGAAGCCGATTCCAAAGAAGAAGCGATTAAATTATCAATTCCAATGGAATGGGAAGAAGCTGATCAAGTATCAGTCTATGAATACGAAGTTGAATCAATCGAAGAATATGAGGAGAGCCTAAGATGATTGATACTAAACATTACATGATTGAGTATTTTGAAAGTGCCTGTCCATCTTACGATAGTTATATGGGTAAAGATGCTCAGGAAGCCGTGGCACATTTCAGAAAAGATTATCCACACGCACACTTGCAAAATGTTTGTTTAATTCTTAACTTTGAGGAGATTACAGTATGAAAGTAATGATTGAAATAGACTTTCCAGACGGTCAAAAGATACCTACAAGCGAAGATATATTAAGACTAACAAACCCCGATTATATTTCCGTTTGGTGGCATATTAATGATTGTGAAGGATTCCTAGACTATGAATTGACTGATGATGAATACAGAGAGGTATTAAGACGGGTTAAACATTATCATGATTGTAATGAGGGTATTACTTGGCTAACCATTGAACACTATGTCGATGCTGTTGCTAGTGAAAGGGAAAAAGTATGCTTAATTTAAAACGATTGAACCGATTAAGAGAATTGTTATGGCAAAGGTATGATGATGAGATTAAAGATCAAGAGGATTGGTTTTATTATGCTCACGGCTGGACATATAACTTTATTGAGAACCCTCAAGAAAGTAGCGTAATAATTTATCGTTGTAAAAAAGATCAAGAAACAGATTATAGCGATATGATTGTTTTAGAAAAATATGTCAAAAAATGGGAAAAAGTAGCATGAAAAAATTTAATAATGATTGATCATTTTAAAATAATTGAACCTACCATCGTTAGTTTTAGCGGTGGTAGGACATCAGCATATATGCTTTGGCGAGTGCTGCAATCCAACAATGGCATACCTGATGAGGCTATAGTTTGCTTTGCCAATACAGGCAAGGAAGACGAGGAGACCTTAAAATTTGTCCATGCGTGTGCTACTCGCTGGCAAGTTCCGATAACTTGGTTAGAGTTTAGAGACTCCGAACCGAAGTTTGAAGTAGTCAATTTTGAGACTGCAAGCCGTAACGGTGAACCGTTCGAAGCCCTTATTAAGAAAAAGAATTATTTACCAAACCCCATTGCACGATTTTGCACAGTAGATTTAAAAATATTAACTTTTGAAAGATATTTAAAGTCTATTGGGTGGGAAGATTGGGAAAATATGATTGGTATTCGTGCGGATGAACCAAGACGAGTATCAAAAATACGGGCTAATCCGTCAGATGGTCGCAAAGGTGTTCATCGCACAATGCCACTAGCAACCGAAGGAATATCTAAGTTTGATGTAATGAAGTTTTGGAAAAGCCAAGACTTTGACTTAGGATTACCCAATATGAACGGCACAACCTATCACGGAAACTGTGATTTATGCTTTTTAAAAGGTTATAGACAAACCCTAAGTCTCATACAAGAAAAGCCAGAACGGGCGATATGGTGGGCTAAGATGGAAGGAAGTATTACCAACGCACACATAAAAGATGGTGGAACATTCAGAAAAGATAGACCAACTTATGCTCAAATGATGAATTACAACGATGTCCAAGGCGATATGTTTGCAGATGATGATGAAGGTATTGCTTGTTTCTGCGGAGAGTGATATAGTATTTTTATTGCGAATTAGACAGCGCACATTTAAAGCCTCTTGATAGGTGTTTTGTTAGTTTAGGTAAGTAAGTCGTGAATTTACCTAAGCTACTGTCTAAACAAAACATCTTTTAAGAGGTTTTTTTATTGCCCTTTTCTATTCGTGATCATTGATTAAACCAATGTCAGAATTAGATATTGGGGGAGACGCTAATACTGCACCAGTCCTATTTAATGTAAGCAAACTGGGGGTTAAAGGTTGGAATATTGCACAAAGAGGTGGCGAAGCTAGTGCCTCTACCTTGAAAGACTGGCGGGTGCTGATACTTCGTGTGGAAGATGACGCTGAAGGCTTACCCAATTCGGTTATGGGTAGGCTAGGTGTTTCCTCATCGAATGGAAATAGACAATATAAAGCAGTTACGATATAAATAGATATATAGGAAATAGATATGGACACACTTAACATAGTTAATAGTCGCATCAAAGAATTAGAACGCTTAGTAACTATAACCCCTTTAAATAAATCATTTACAGTTCAGTCACGATTAATTGAAGCTCGATACATTTTGACATTAATACAACAAAAAAAAGAACTTGACATATTAGATTAGTTGTGTTATAATGATTATGTAAGTAGGAAATTACTTACTGTTCTTTAACCTAACTAGAAAGCAATTATGAAAACATTACCCAATGTAGGTGAGCTTGTTGTTGTTAATAATTTACCCGATGCAACTCATTACAGAGTCGTTGAAACAAATGGTAAATTTAATGTTGGTCTGATAGATTCGACAATTGAAAAGAAAGTGCCGAATCAATCTGTTCAATGGATTGACAGGGATATGATCAAGTATCCTAAAGTTTCTCAAATGTTTAACGTCAAAAGAAGTTAGTAACATGAACCCCCGTCATTGGGGGTTTTGTTTTTATACAACGATTAAAAGATTATTAAAATAGTTGTTGCTTTCTAAGAAATACTATATTAATCTAATAATGTAGTAACTGTAATAACTAAACCCTAACTATTAAAAGGAATATTATGAAATACAAACTCTGTATTGAGTGTAGACATCATGAGAAATATGGTGATCTTGATCTCTGTCATGCAAACCCAAAGTCTAATGTAGTTGATGGTTCACGCAAGTTAAGATATTGCGAGAATGAACGATCACACCTTACCGATTGTTGCACAATAGATGCTCTTTGGTTTGAGCCTACTAATGCACCATTACAACCTAATGGTCCTGATGATGATCTTGACTGTATTCCATGGGGGATTGCCAAATGAAACTATCTGAACAAGCTCAACTGGACAATCAAATAGCTATGCTAGAGATGGACAATGATCGTATGTCTAAAGAAGTTAATCAACTGATTGATCAAGTCTATCAATTAAAACTAATAATCAAATCCTTATCGGAGGTATTGTAATGGCTAACGACAGAAACGATTTTGCACCTGAAATACGCAATAGTGCTTGGTGGGCATCTGACACCCGTAGAGCTATTCAAGGACACGCAGTTGAAACCATTTTAATTAAGCAAGGTAAGTTACCACCACCTGATTTGTCAGGTATCGAGGCAGTCCAAATGGGTCACATTATGCAACCTACCATTGGTAGACTAGCACAAGATAAACTCAAGAAGGAATTAAAAGATGCAGACTACGCACTTACTCATAACTCTGAGCCTTGGTTTCGCAGTCATTTTGATTTCATTAGCTCTGACGGAAGAACCTTGGTTGAAGTTAAAAACTACAATGCGTCTACTCGACATAAGTTTGATCCTGATACTAATCGCATTCCTCCTGTCGATTACAGCCAGTTAGTACATGAGAGTGCAGTCCATCGGATTAACCATGTAGTACTAGCGGTTCTGTTCGGTGGGCAAGAGTTTCATACTTTTGAGTTTGATATAACAGAACAAGAGCAGACTGATCTGATTAAATCAATGGCTGTATTCTGGGGTCATGTTCAATCAAACACGCAACCAGAGGCTAAGAGCATAGAAGATACTAAACTCTTATTTCCTACCTCAATGGAAGGTGTTGTGATAGCTACTGCTGAGATGGAACGGGTTATCGGTGATCTCAAGTCCATCAAAGGCAAGATTAAAGAGTTAGAAGAAATCCAAGAGCAATGGGAGTTAGTATTGCGTAATTCTTTAGCTGATAAGGCTGAGATTCGTAGTTTTGATGGTAATACTTTAGTTACATGGAAGTCATCTAAAGCCAGTATGCGGTTCTCTACAGACCTCTTTAAGAGTGCAATGCCTGACATCTATGAGAAGTTTATTGTTGAAAGTAGTGGTAGTAGACGTTTTTTAATTAAATAACCTAACTAAATTAAAGGAAATCAATATGAGTAATATTATTCCGTATGCAGATATGGAACAGATGGCAAAGGCGATGGTAGCTAGTAAGCTCTTTGGTGTGAAGGATGTCAATGAAGTAATAGCTCTCGGACTAGTTGCACAGGCTGACGGTATGCCGTTCGCATCGGCAGTACGAGACTATGACATTATTTTAGGCAGACCTGCTCTTAAATCTTCTGCCATGCAAGCACGGTTTCAAGCTGCTGGCGGTAAGATCGAGTGGCAAGCATATACAGATATAGAGTGTACAGGCGTTTTCTCGCACCCAAACGGGGGTAGTCTCACCTTAACATGGACAATTGATCAGGCACGTTCTATAGGGCTTGTAAAGCCTAATTCGGGCTGGACTAAGTATCCTAGAGCCATGTTACGGGCAAGATGCCTTTCTGAAGGTATTAGGACTGTATTCCCAGGCTGTTTAGGTAATATGTATGCGCCTGAAGAAGTACAGGACTTTGATGAGAAACCGAGAGCAATGCGAGACATTACACCCATGACCACTACTACTTACGCTGGTACTGAGGCGGTAGCACTTGTAGATATGGTGGATGATGAAGTGGATGTTGATACTTTAAAACTCTATGTTCCTAATCAAGACGAACCCTATGCTAAATATCTCAATATCAAGGATTGGCAGATGGGATTCCTAGATATGGCAAGAAGGATTTATACAAGTCCTAAGTTCGATGAGGCGACACGGATTGAGAAGTACACGGCATTAAAGGTAGCAAATAAGGAGTACATGGACACTTGGGACTCAATGCAGACTGCGGAGTTACTCGGTGGATTAAATAGATTAAATAAGGAGTTAAATAATGGCTAGTGGACACATTGCACAGGTAGGAAAAGGAGTTCTCATGCAGAACACAAAGAAAACTAGCGATAAGTCGCCTGATTGGAAGGGTACTCTAATGCTAAGTGAGGACTATAAAGCAGGTCAAACAGTCAAGATTGCTGGTTGGACTAAAGCTACACCAATGGGAAGTCTCATTAGTCTTTCTGAGGACAACTGGAAACCTAATCCTGATTCAAACTATCCTAAAGAGATTCCACGTAAGACTAGTGATCAGGATGTGCCGTTCTAAAAACCGTGATCACTCTTTATTTACCTTATCCACCAAGTATCAATAATTACTGGATTGCAAGTGGACACAGACGCTTTATAAGCCAACGGGGTCGTGATTTTAAGGCTGCTGTGTCATCTTACGTTATTGAGCAAAATATTCCCAAATTAGGTAGAGTTCAAGTAAATATTGACATTATTTTGAGACCTAGATCAAAAAAACTCATGGATATTGATAATTGTATTAAACCGATTCTTGATGCAATACAAGACGCTGGTGTGATAGATGATGATGTACAGGTGGCTAAAGTGAGTATAGAACGTGGATTAATTCAAAAAGGCGGTGGTTGTGTCGTAATGATTGTTCCCATGAGTCAAGACGTGAATCTAGCACCAATTAGCTAGATAGTTAGGTGGTTGCGCCAGCCAACTTTCTTGGCAAGCTGGCATAACCTAAACTGGAGAAAAGAATGAAATCAATGCACTTTGCTTTTGTAGGTATGTGGATTATATTCTGTGGGCTAATTATTTATCTCACCGAAGTAAGTCGCAAAGAAGAATACTTCAAAATTGATTGTATGACCGTCATGGGTGGTTGGCATCCTGATATTCCAAGTAAATTCAAAGAACTGTGTTTAGCAGCTAAATTGGAAAGGAATGACCGATGAAAATTGAACAAATATGGTTTCATTGCGAAAGTTGCGGTAAAAAAATCACCCATCATTCTATACATACCTGTTCACCACAAGTGCGTGAATTAATCATGAACCCTGACATCTTGCCTACGTTTGAAGAATGGCAATTAGTTTGTAAGATGGTTAAAAAATTGAAAGCGAGTGAGAAATGATCGCTGATACTTCAGTTATTGCTTATAACGAACATAAGGCTAGTGGCAAAGTCGGTCAACAGTCTAATTTCCTCTTAAATTACATGAAATCAGGTGTCTCTTACTCCAGACGGGAGTTAGCAAAGCAAACAGGTATCGAGTTATCTTCCGTTTGTGGGCGCATCAATGAACTCTTAGAAATGGGTCTCATTGAAGAAGGCACTAAGCGTAAATGCTTGATTACTCAAAAACTCATTACACCCGTTATAAAGGATGCTCTATTTTGAACTTAACTGTCTTTTCTCTCTATTGGGATAACATTGACCCACGAATTGTCCATCAACAACAACAAGTGATGCACAAACACGGTATTCCTATTCAACAACACCGTATCAATGGACTAGATCATGGTGCTTGGATGGACTGGACTATGAAACGTAATTCTGAGTTAGTTTTATTCATGGATATTGATTGCATCATCCTCAACAAGGATAAAGCGTTCAAATACATTGAAATGGCTACAAACGGCAGTTTAGTCGGCAATGTGCAAGCTACCAATCATATGGGGTTTGATATTGCTCAAAAACTGTTCGCTGCACCGTCTTTTCTCTGCGTTCATAAAGAAATGTGGACAAAACTTGGTAAACCGTCTTTTAAGCCTTCACCATACGGAGATGTGGCACAACTACTCACCGATACATGGAAACGCCATAACGTGCCTGTAGAGTACCTTTCTGTGACTAATTTTGAAGTACCGAAATGGGACTTGCCAGGTGCGCCTCAATCTTATGGAATTGGCACTACATTTGGTGATTGTGTCTACCATCTCTTTGAATCACGAGAAAGTAGCAATATTGATCGTTTTTTAGCTAAATGTGGCGAGGTCTTAGATGCTTAAAGTAGCCGTAATCACTCCATCTGTCAATACAGAGTATTTGATACGTGCAATCAAAAGTGTTCAAAATCAAACACTTGAATGTAAGCATTATGTAGTCAATGATGGAAAAGACGATTTTTCTTGGGGTGGGGAACACGTTATCAATTTGCCAGAAAACACGGGAAGGGCAGACGGAGTTATTTGGAACGGTCATCGTATCTACGCTGGCTTACCATTTATGCTTAATGCTGACTATGTGATATTTTTGGATGAGGACAATTGGTTTGATGAGAACCATGTTGAATCCATGGTCAACTTGTGCGAATCTGAAAACTTAGATTGGTGTTTCTCCTTACGTAAGATAGTCAATCAACAAGGTGAGTTTGTCTGCAATGATGATTGCGAGAGTCTCGGTAACATCGCTGATGCGATTGGTATGGGTCATGGCTTTGTCGATACCAACTGTTACTGTATCCGTGGCAACATATTACCGTCTGTCAGCCCTGCTTGGATGACACCAGCTATCGGTGATCGCACATTCTACTTAGAGCTTGCTAAGAAGTACCCGAACTTCAAATGTACCAATCAATACACCGTCAATTACACGACAAGAGATGCTTTACTTCCGATGTTTATCAACAACCCTAAAAAGGATAAGAATATGCCTAAAGTTTTCCTAGCAACACCCATGTATGGTGGTATGTGTACTGGTTATTACACACAGTCTATCTTACAGCTCAATAATCTACTCAGAGACTCAGGCGTGGATTGCATGATGAGTTTTATGTTTAATGAGAGCCTGATAACCCGTGCGAGGAATGGATTAGCCAAGGCTTTCTTAGATACAGACTGTACGCATTTGTTTTTCGTAGATGCAGACATTCGGTTTCAAGCACAAGACGTAATCAGGATGCTAAACGCTGAGAAAGAGGTAATCTGTGGTATTTATCCAAAGAAGGAAGTTAATTGGGATACAGTCAGACGTGCTATGGACAATGGTGTTTCTAACGATGAACTAAAAAGACATACAGGTAGCTTTGTAGTCAACTTAGTGAACTATGTGAATGAAGTAACTGTGCCAGTAGGTGAGCCAGTAGAAATCTTTAATGGTGGTACAGGATTTATGCTAATCAAGCGAGGTGTGTTTGATGAACTGCGAGATCATGTGCCAACTTATACCAATGATGTGCATGACTTAGGTAACACGCTGAAGTCTGATTTAATCCATGAATACTTTACTACTAGCATTGAGGATGGTACGAACCGATTACTCTCAGAGGATTATCATTTCTGCAACATCTATCGGAAGATTGGTGGGAAGATATACGCTGCACCGTGGGCGCAACTAGCGCACATTGGTACATATTGTTTTGAAGGTCAACTGACACCAGCCTCATGAGTTACGTTCCCGAACAGTCTCACCCAAATAACTTCCTAGTCAAACTAGTTAGTCAAGCCATGGAAAAAGCACACTATGGCTTGGTAGCTGGTGGTAAAAGAGACTTACCTGACTACAAATATCTGAATCTAAACCCTGGTGAACACTATCGTTTACTTAAAGCAATGGTACAGATACTCAAACCAAAGACTAGTATTGAAATAGGTACATTTACTGGTCTAGGAACGATTGCATTGCATGAAGCAGGGTATGGTTATGTGCATACGTTTGACATCATACCGTGGGATCACCTAATGAGCCACCTAACTCCTGAACACTTTAAAGATCGGATGGCGCAACACATTGCTGACCTAACTGATCTTATGGAGTACAGAAAGTACAGTCATCTGTTTCAAAATGCCGATATTATCTTTATGGATGCACCTAAAGATGGTGTGTTTGAGCCAAAGATGGTGGATTTACTTTTGAAACTGACACCAAAAGAGAATCGCATCCTAGTTATGGATGACATCTGGTTTGATTGTATGCAACCCCTGTGGCGCAGTATCAAGTTACCAAAGATTGATATTACATCCCTTGGTCATTGGTCAGGCACAGGAATTGTAGACTTATCGCTTGGCGGTACGCTTTGAATCTTTAAAATCCTTGGCGGTAGGCGCACCCTTACTGCCAACTTTTCGCATCTTTTCTTTTGAGCCAGCAGCTATTCTTGCACGTTTAGCATTTATATTGGCATACAATCCGTTTTTCATCTACACCCCCATCGTTGTCTGGCAGCCTTACCACGTTCACCTTTCCAACTCTGTGACCTAGCGCAAAAAGACTTGTGCCGTGGTCCTGATTTGGTTGGTGCTTGTAGTTTGCTACCTGTTTCTCGGTTATATTTCGCTCTACCCTTGGCAGTCAATCCACTACCAGCCTTGACGGATAACTTCTCGCCTCGACCTACTGACAGATTAACATTTTTCTTAACCATTATCTTTTAGAAGTACGAGCTTTTTTAGTCATACGTTTCTCATTGAGAGAGGCAGCCACAGCCATCTTTTGTGGATAACCTTCTTTAACCATCTTACGAATGTTTGCAGAAACAGTTTTCTGACTAGTACCTTTTTTTAACGGCATGATAATCCTTTCTTTAAGAGTAAATACGTGTACCACTTTTATCAATAATTAATGCTTGTTTACGAGCAGTATTGTGAATTGAGTTAGGAATACTAATGTGTGTCCATCTATCAAACTCACGAATAATCTGATCATAGCTTAAATCTGAGGCTATTACAGCTTTAACTACTTCATCAGGAGTCATGCCAGGCACTCTTATGTCGGCAGCACAACCCACCCGATGCTGACTAGTATCTTTAGAACCAACAGCATCATTAACCAGTTTAGAGCGGAAAGCACTATTAACCATAATGGGCTTGTTTCCCAAAAGTGTTTTAACTTGTTCCAAAAACTCTGCAAGACGAACGAGGTTTGCAGTCTCACTATCGTTCGGGCTATTATCCAATGTACGATGATCGGTATGCGTAAGTTCTTCAAGTGTGAAATGTTCCGTTAAATTCATTTTGTTTTTGACTTCATATCAATGACTTTCTCCAATGTCCTACCAGAAAAATAAAAGCTCATTATTACGATTCCCCAATTTCCTAGCAATTCTACATAATTATTATTAACTTCAATATCCCATGCAGACATTAATCCAAAGACTGTATAGGTTATTAAAATAAATATTAACGTCATAGGGCGTATGTTCTTGCTTAACCAAGAATCACTTGCCATGTCAGCTTGCAGTCGCTTGGTAAGTTCTTGAGCCTCTACGCTGTCAGCGTTCAATTCTGCTAGTTTACCTTCTTGTTGCATCTTCAGCAACTCTTGCTGTGCCTTTGCTTTAGCCTCTGGGTCAGGTACAAACTTATCCAAAACTTTCATGCCAACATCAAATAAAGCTGTAAGTGGAAACATTATCTAGCCTTTCTAAAGTGTAATAAAGCTAAGTCAAATATGATAATAGATGCACCAATATCCTTAGTTATCCACAAAGGAAACAAAGTATCTACAGGGTACACGCCATATTCAAAGAAGTGTAATGAACGCATGACTTGCACCATTAATCCAGTTGTCATTAAAAAGATACCAATCTTGCTTAACATACGCATATCTGTAAAGAATCCGCTAAACGCTAAGAAAGCTACTAAAAAAACTGCAATCAGTTCCATCACTAGAATAGCCATGAGCCAATGAACGACTGTCATTTCTTTGCTCTTTTGTTTTTAATTTCTTCTGCCACTTCTGCAATATCCATGTGTTCTCGCTTGCCCATATAATTAGACACCCAATTAATGACAGCTACGCTACACATTCCAAGCACCCACGCTAATCCAATTAACACATCTAACTTCTCAGAACTAATACCTAGTTTTTCAGCAGCTATGCCTGTAAATGCAAAACCTGCCATTGCACTAATACCGCCAGCAATAAAGACAGATGCAACTTTACCTTTTTCTTGTAGTTTTTCAGGAGTCCAGAACATAGCAAGACTAAGCCCACCAAATAAACCACCGAGGGCTGGTGCTAGTTTGTCAATCAAGAATCCATCAGGCATCATTTTTCAATGAGAATACTATTTACAGACCTTCGCCTGGGGTTACATAAATTTTAGCGTTATTGTGGGGAGCAATAATACGAGCGTAAATTGTCTTTGTTGCGCTTGATTGTGGACCAGTAAACACCCTTTCGGTATAAGGCGCAATTGCTACAACTGCTGCACTATTCCCGTCAGGAATTGATGCTGTAATATTTGCTGTTGCACCATACGCTACAAATACAGGATCGTTTTTATCAGGATTAAATACAAGATATTGATTAGATGGACTAATAGCGTTAATAGCAACTACATTACCCTGTACATTGGCTGTAGTAGCAGTAATCACAACACAATTACCCATCGGTTGAAAAGCAATATTATTAGCCATTAGATAATCCTATTTTTCTCAGGCTTTGTAGTAGACGATATTTTGCTGTTGTATTCGCCTTCTTCAAAACAAAATACACTACGGAATCCACCCATCGGAACTTGTCCTGGTGACCATTTTTGTGTACGAATTGTAGTGTCAGATGGTTGCTGTGGGCGTGTTGGTTTGCCTGGCATCTGTGAATAATTTAATTCTTCTGCACCTTTTACACTACTCTTGTTTGTCCAATCTTTCGGGTTTCTCATTTTTAGTCCTATCTTTCATGTGAATTAATGCAAAACTGAAAACACAAAAAAATGCCATAGTTCCCAATCTCTCCAATGTCGGTATATACATTGTCCAACAGGCTAGACTAAATGACAACCCTAGAGCAATGATTACCAACAAACGATCTGTAATAATTTGTAATGCTAAACGTATTAATGAAACTGCTTCCATAACTATCCCCTTTGATTAACCAGTACACAGTTTAACCTACTCGTCATCATCTGTGTTGATAAATCCACTACCCCACTCATCGTCACTTAACTTCTGTTTCAATTTTTCAATGTTGATTGCTCGATCAATCACTTTACATTTGTCAGTCAAAGAGGCTTGGTCATCTTGCATTACCTGTAACAATAGCTTACTGACGGCATCTTCAAGGTCAGGATTAACGCCTTTATTTTTTTTTGACATAACTATAATCCTAATGACCTTTTAAGTCCGTAATAAACTGGACCGCCTATTGCTGTAATTCCAATTCCAACAGCAGCACCTGTTCCTAAATTTTTTAATATTTTTTGTTTAGTTTCTGCGCCTGTTGCTTTGTTGGCATATTGAACAACATCATTATAAATACCAGCTTCTTTTAACCATCCAGTATTATTAGTATCTTTAACAAACGCTTGCACTTGTGTTGGGGTCTTATTAGCAAGTATTGATGCAACATATTCTTTACCAAGTCTTGCAACTTCAGAAGGGCGTTGCGTAGCTTCTTTTAAATTTTTTACGGCATTAACATCACTAAAAAATATTTTTCCAAATTCTTCAGGACTTTTTATTAAATCTCTAGGGTCAAACTTTTCCCCTTTTAATGCATTTGACATTAATTGAGTTTTATACGGATTTAATTTTTCAGAAGCTAATTTATATGCTTCGTCAGCAATACGATATTCGTCTGACCAATCATAAAGTTGAAATTCCATTTTTTTAATTAAATCTCTTTTGTAATCAGCACTTAAAGCTGAATATGCTTCATAAGGCTTTCCTTTAGCATCAACATCTCTTAAAAAACGCAGTTCTTCAACAAGAGCTTCAATATCTTTTTCTGATGTTTTTTTAGGAGTTCCAGTAATAGAATATATATTTCTTCCTGTAGGAGTTTCTTTTGCTGTACGAGTAAAACCGCCAGTTGTTGTTCCTTGAATTGCTTTTATAAGTCGATCAATACCAGCAATTTTTTCTGCACCCTTTTCAAAAGATTCTCCACCAGCAATAATACGTTTGTCATTTTCTAATTGAGAAAGTAATGTTCGACCTTGTTGAGAAGTTGCAAATGGATTTTGTTTTGCTTGTGCATTACGAGCAGCAGTAAAAGCAGTATTATATTTTTCTTTAGCTTCTGCGCTACGAGCTTCAAATAATTTAGCTGCCGTTTTTTGTAATAAATTAAAACCGCTTTCTCCAACATCAGCTAAATCTTTTACTTCAGCAAGAGGTGGAGGAGAACGTAATTTACTAGCTCCATATTTATAAAGTGAAGTTACACCTTTTACTCCACCAGCAACAGCAGGAGCAATTTCACCAGCAAATTCATATCCTTTAGTACCTGGAGTAATACCAGGTTTTATACCAACAGTTTTTTCTACTGTTTGTAATCCTCTTTCAACATCTTCACTTCTTGGCAATCTGCCATACATTAATTCGGTTACATTTGGTATCTTTTTGTATGTTTCGTACATACCTGTAGGCATTGTTTTTTTAGCAAGATAATTACTTACATCTGAACCCATTTCTTGTATGTCACCAAAACCACCAACAATACCTTTACCTAAACCACGGGCAAAAGAACCAGCTTTTTGAGAAACAGTTGGTTCTACAGGTATATCAGCAAATGGATCGGAAGTACTAGATTTAGTATCTAATTTAGTATCTAATTTAACATCTGATTTAATTGGAATATCAGCAAATGGATCGGCAGACATTATAATTCCTTTCCTGTTATATCTTTAAATCTTTTTCTAACTGCTTCTTCAGACTTTCCACCAGCAATGCTAGCCTTAGCTTGAGAACGATATTGATCTATTTGTTCAGAAGTTAAATTTTGTCCAGTTTGAGGTGTGGTTTCAGAAGGTGCAAAAGTAGACTGATAGTTAATATTTATTCTTGGAACACGATAACCAACATCTTCTAAAGCCTCAATACGTTTTGTTGCTTCATCGTTAGTAAATTTTAGTTGACCTTCAAGCGAGCTTAAAACAATTTTAGGATCATTTGAAACTTTAGCAGTAAACGTTTGATAATTTTTTAATTCGTTTCCTGTTAATGTTGCACCAAATAATGCGTGTCGATTAGGAGCTTGTAAACGTTCATAATCAGCCCACCATGCAACAGTTTCTCTATCTATCGGCTTATCAAATCCTGGCAATCCTTTTCTTTGCGCTTCTAAAACTTGTTCTGCTCCATAACCCATAATTCCTAAGTTAGCAAATTCAGGTTTAAATCTTTTTTGTAAATCTTTTAATCCTTCAGCAAAGGTGCTTAAACCTTGTATGGCGATAACATCTTTTTCTTTGATTGGTTTAATTTTATTCATTCTGGCTATTTCAGAGCGAATTGATAGTTCACGTTCTTTTTGTTCTGCTGCTAGAGCTGTAGTATTTAAACTATTAACAAATTGAAAAACAGTATCTATTGTATTATTTCTAACTTTAGCAGCAATAACGCCTGGGTATTGAGATGCAATTTCATTCTCTAAAGCAAAAGCAGCATCTCTATCAGCAACACGTAATGTAGCTAATCGTTCTAATTTAGTCTGTAAATTTTTACGTTCTAATTCGATACGTTTCATTTCTTTTTCGTATAATTTTAATTCTTTGTCATAAACATCTTTACGACCAGTTTGCCAACCCTTTAACATTCCCGTCATAGCGTTCATAGCATTGTTAGCTGATTGTTTTCCAGAACCACCGAGCATAATGCCCATAGTAGCTACTAAACTAAACAAAGAACCAAGTGATAAAGCATTTTCTTGCGATGGTTCAAACTTAGGTTGCTCTAAACCTCTTTCTTGTTCTTCAGTTAATTCAATATCTTGTCTAGTTGTTTTTGCAAATTCTTCTTTTACTCTTTTTTCACCAGTTGCTTTTAATTGTTGAGAAGTTAACTCAGCTTGACCTAATTCTTCAATTCCTTTAACTTTTTCAGGAAGCATTTCTTTTAAAACATCGGTATACTGTGCGCTAGTTTTTAACTTTTTAGTATCAGGTAAAGGAATAGATTTAAAATCTGTGCCTAACGCATTACCAAGAGTGGTACTTGTTTTGGTATCTAAATCTTCAGGAGTAACAGCCATTATTTATCCCCTAGGTAATGTTGTTGGTAACACATAATTTCCACCAGCAGCTATTTGCGCTAACTGAGTATAAAAATTCTGCGTGTTAGCTTGCATTTGACGGTCTAATTGTAATCCTGTACGAATAGCACCTAAAGTAATATTGTCACCTATTTGGGCTACTTGCAAACCATACTTAAATTGATTATCTAATAAATTATTGTAAATCTGCGCTACTTGATTAGCAGATTGCTGTTGACCAACACCACCACGACTTGCAACTGATTGAGCTATTCGAGCTTTAGCAGCGTCTAATGATGCTTGAGATTGAGGAGTTAATTGACCAGCTTGTGCTTGTGTCATTAACTTTTGTCCTACTTCTGTATATGGTTGTGCTATTGCTTTTTGTTCTGCCGTAGCAGCTTGTGTTTGCGTTGCGCCTTGTCTAGCTCGTTGTGCGCCTAATAAACCTAATCCACCAGCCAAACCTAATCTTGCCATTGTTTCAGGTTTCATGTCACCAATAGCTGTTCCTGCTTTTCCTAAAACTTTACCAGCTCGATCTAATATACTTGGTTGTGGTTCAGAAATTTGTTGTACAGCTTGTCCATCAGGAGTCATTTGAAATCCAGATGCAACTCCAATTTCTTTACCGCCTAATCCAAACGCTGTTGCTGGTCCAATTGTTGCTGGTCCACCCATGGCATCACCAGTATATTCGCCTGTGCTTCCTGATGGTGTAAAAATCTCATTGGCATATCCACGAGTTGTTACAGGCACAACAGTTGTGTCAAAATAAGGTGCGTTATTAGCACCAGTATAGCCATACATTGCATTTTCTTCAGGAGTAAAATCTGATCCTGTTGTGCTTAAACTAGAATAATCTCCTGATGAATCATAACTATAATCTTCTTGAAACTCAGGCAAGCCAGTTTCAGGATTAATCGTGCCACTACCACCAGCTCTTTTAAGTAAGGCAGCTTCTCTAGGATTAATGTGCGCTAGGATTGAGTCTTTACCGCGCCCTTTAGAACGGAGTAATTGTGCAAGTCCTGCAAGGTCAGTACTTAATGCTGTTGATAGATTTTTAGCCATGTTATATTCCTAACGCTCCTCTTAAAGATTCTGTATTCCACACATCTTTTCTTTTATCATCTTTTCCTAATAAATAAGGTTCTGATGTACTTGAAACATCTGGTCTTGATGGTAATCCTGTTCCTAATAAAGCAGCAACATTTGTATCTATTCCAAGTCCTGTAGACAATGTGGCATTTTTTCCTGATCTACTTGGTTGACTTGGTTTTTTAGGTATTACAGTTGGCGATATTCTTAATTTTTCATCATCTGTTTGTAATGGAAAATCTTCTTCAAATGGCGTGTATGGTCTAGTTTCTTCTTCTTCATCTACCACGTCAACTGTATCAATAGAAGGGTCTTGTGTTCCTGTAACGATAAGTGGTTCTGCTGTTGGGTCGGTTGTTGTTACAACATTTGGTGTAGGTGTTGTTGTTTTTGTGGTTATATCTGTTTTTGAAGGTGTAGATGTTGTTCCCCTAAATCCTCCACCAGTATCAACACCGCTACCACCAGTATTTACGCCAGTATCACCGCTTCCTGATGTTGTAGATGTAACTCCAGTATTGCCAGTTACACCGCCACCAGTACCAGTAGTACCAGTAGTACCAGTAGTACCAGTAGTACCAGTAGTAGTTGTAGTTGCTATAGGGTCAAATGTAGTTCCTGTTGTTGTTGCGCCTGTAGTACCAGTTGCTACAGCATCATCTCTAACAACAACTGGATTTATTAAATCTAATATTTCTTGATCTGTCGTAGGTGTTGTTATATTTACGTTGTCAGGTGCTACATCAATAGCAGAAGGGTCTAAGTAAGGTGTTCCATCTTCATTAACTGCATTTCCAGATACATCACTAAATCCTGTAGGACTATTACCATTTTGTATAATTGCATCAGGAGATAATACTGCATCACTAATAAGGCTTACTGTACCTGTAGGTTCTTTAAATCCTACAGTAGTAGTATCCGATACCGCATCAATAGGCTCAATAACACCGCTATTACTTACTCTACCAGTTGTGCCATCTGCCAATAAAACTTCTGTACCAGGCAATTGATCGGAAGTATCTCCTACTTCAATAGTAGATGCAGTTTGCGTTTTAATTTCATCTGCAACTTCTGCCACAATTTCTTCTTTTAATTTTGTTCCTGTTGCTTTAGGGTCATCAACTAAACCACCAATAATAGATGGAATACTGTTTACTAAAGCATCACCAACATCTGTTCCTGAAACAGCAGCTTTTGTTGCTACTTTAGCAACGTTACTAATTAATGTTGCAGAGTCTTTTAAATCTGGAATATTAGATAGTAAATTGTTAGTGTATGAACCAACAACACTACTAGCTAAAGTTGAAGTAACGGCTGTTGTTACATCTGTACCAGTCACGGCAGCAGATACAACGCCACTAGTAACTGCATTACTAATTGCAGTTGTGACTTGTTTTGTTGTTAAATTTAAAGCATCTGCAATTACCTTGACATTATCTGCACCACCAGCAATAAATGTTCCTATATCACTAGTATTAGCACCAACTCCTGCCGTAATGCCACCTGCAATAGCACTTTTAACAACATCGCCACCTGTTACAGCAGCTAACACAGCAGAAGAAGCAGAACCTAATACTGCACTACCGACAGTTAATGCACCAGCACCTGTTACACCTAAAGTATTTCCAATACTTGTTGCTAGTGCAGCCGTTGTTCCAAAAGCACCAACGCCAGTTGCCATTGCAATCGTACCTTGTAAAACATTCCTATAAAAGTTTGCACTACTATTTTTTTTACTTTGGTATTGTGATTGTTGTTCACTAGCTATAGGATTAACAAAACCTTTAGGGTCTGTAGATACATAATTATTAAAAAATCCACTTGAATTAGGATCATCTGCAACTATATTAAAGATACCTTTTTCTGCATCTATAGCCTTAACTTGTTGTTGTATAGGCTCTCCTGTTCGTGAATCTCTTAAATCATAGACTGTTTCTTCACGATAACCTTCACCACCAGCTTCAGGCTCACCTAAAACTCTACCAGCTACTAATCTAGGAGATATATATAATTGTCCAGTATTTATTTGGTCTAGTATTCTTTTTTGATTTTCATTACCTTCGTTAAAAGTATTTAATCCTTTACCAAATTGCGTGTCTCTTGTTGCTTTAAATCTTGATGGATCTTCATAATACCTTGCTGTTTCAGACCTTTCTATCTCATCAAAAACTTGTTCTTCTGGTACTTCACCACCTCCAACAGTACGATACTTACCATAACCTCCAAAATTACCTGACATTCCGCCATCAGTCTCAACCCTATTTTCAGGTCGATATACATAACCTTGTTGCTGAAGATATTCTTGTATAGATTTTGGAGAAGGCGTAGGTGTAGATGTTGTAGGTGTTGGCGCAGCTATTAAGTTTAATATTTCTTGATCTCGTTGCGCTACAGGATCAGCAACAGGTGTGGGTGTAGGTGTTGCTTGTGCTTGCTGTCGTTGTAATTCTTCATAACCACCTACAAGCCTTTCATCGTTATAACCTATAACATTTGTGTCATATTGACCATCCGCATTAAGAGTACGAATTGCATAATTACCTGGATTTTCTCCGTCACTTGGTATATAAAAAACCCCTTGGCTTTCAAGATATTGTTCGTATGTCATATTAATCGCTTATCTTTAAGTTTTCAAAAACCTGTTTTTTTTGGGGGTGGGGAAACATATTTATAATCCTAAACTTGCTGCTATTTGTTCATGAATTGTTAAATGTGTTCCTAACCAATCGTAAAAATCGTTCTCTTTTTTAAAGTCTACATCCAACATATTAAATGGATTACTTAAATTTAAATAGCTTGCAAGGGCTTGATGTTCGACCTGATGAGCTAATAACCAGTCATCTAGGTTGTCAACATTGGCATCTGTAATGGGAAATTTAGGGTAAGAACGACCTAAATCAGTCAATGTTTCCCAAAATAACAGGTGTTGTACACCATTTTCAAACAAAAACTCTCCTAATGACTCTGGATCACCAAATTGCACAATAGAAAGAGTTTCCATATTCATCGTTAATTCATTTTCAAAGCAATGGCTACCAAAGATGCAACAATAAATCCAGCAGATGTAATTAAAATAGTTTCAATTCTTTTTAATCGAGAACAAATAGAGTCATAACGCAATTCACACACCGCTTCATGCGTATTTAACTTTGCTTTTGTTTCATCAATTAAAAATGCTGTATTTTCCATAATTAAACCGCATAATAAGGTATCTTGACGGAAGTTCCGTTCAAGAGTATTGAGATATATCCTGCTGGTATTAATTGCAAACTAGAGGTAGCAAAAGTAGCGTTAGCTGTTGTAGTAGCTGATATGTTTGCATTAGCTAAAGTTACATTTCCTAAACTAGTAACTGTAGAACCTAAAGTAATGGTTGTATTGCCAATAATAACGTTGCTATTTGCTAAACCGTTATTAGGAATAGTTACTGAAGCTGTAACTGGGCTTGTATTGTTGGCATACATATAGCCTGTAAGACTAGTAACAGTTAATGTAGTAATGTTGGTTGTATCTCCCCCATCTACCTTTTCCCAAACAGAACCGTTGAATACCGCCCAATCACCAACACCCCAAAGTGTAACTCCATTTAGGTTTGTTGACCCTGCAACAGATACAACATAGTAGTCTCCCTTAGTTCCAACGCTCGATACTAATGTAGGACTATTAGTCGATGCGTTCCACGTTCCTTTATAGTTTAAAGCACCGAGAGCATTAGAAACTGATGAGACTGTCTTTAACATTTAGCTTCCATCCCCAGGAGTTATGTAGATAGTTGTACTTGATGTAGCATTAGCAGAGAAAAACGCATTAGGAATAAATGTCAATATCTCATCTGTGCCTGGCAACAGAGGTAAACAATTGGCTACAGTTCCCGTTGGTGTATTTGCACCTGTAGCAGCGATGGTTGCATTAGCACCAAACCCTAAGAAAGCTGTAATTGAACCTGAATTAATAATGCGATATTGATTACCACCAAGCGTAGTTGAAACAGCTTGTACAGCAGCAGGAGCTGGTGTAGTAGCAGTAATCACAATTGTGTTACCAGTTACAGTAAAGGGAGCATTGACACTCATTGCACGGTTTCCTCTTGTTTAGGTACTTGTGGATTAGCTTGTTCTTTAATTTTTTGCAGTAACATCCAAGCACCTGATTTAGTTGGTAATTCACCTAAAACTTGTAAAGCAAAATTTACTTCTTCAATTGTCAAATCTAATTTAATCACGGTTATCCCCTTCAGTTGTTAAAAATTACTCAGTTGTTGTCTCTAATACTTCAGTTGTTACAGGTGGTGTTTCTGTAATTACAGGTGGCGTAGGTGGCACATAAGGCTGTGGTGAAGTTTGTGACCATGCGTAATTAGCAATATCTAAGTAATATTGTTCATCTAACACAGTTGTTGCTTGTGGATCATTTGGCACTAAAACACAACGCCAATAACTAGATGAAATAACAACGCCATCTTTAGTAATATCAGTTGTTTTTTGTACGCCAATTGTGCCATTAGGCATAATGTTAAATTGTGAAATATAAACTGTTTCTTCTAATGCCATTTTAATTCTCCTTTAAGTGTCCGACTAAATAATTCAATTTAGTTAAATTAAACAAAATAAGTTACTGTTCCAACAAATCGCATTGCATCTGCTAAAACTGCAACATTGTCATATCTTCTTATAAGTGCTGTTGTTGTATTTAGAGTTGGTCTCAATTGCCACATAAAACCTGTAACTGAATTTTCTCTCAACGCACCGACGCCTTGGTTTGCTGAATTTGCAGCAGTAAATGGAAGCCCTGTTACATCTTCAATACTTGCAGCAACTGGTACTGAAAATTCAAGACAAATAGTTAAACTTACTTGCCTTCCAATTTTTACATAACTTCCAGAAGCAACAGTTGCTGTAGCAGAACCAGAACCTAATGTAAAAGATGGTGTCCAAGTACCTTCTTCATAGTCATCTAGTGTATTAGCATTAGCACTTGGAACTTGAGTTGCTGGGAATTGTATTTGACCAACTGCACCGCCTCCTGTGCCAATGTCAAGCACTCCAGCATTTGTAATACGCATTCGTTCTGCATTATCTGTAGAAAAAGAAATGAAGTATCCTGTTTGACCTGACTCACCGTTAAAAATTTTCATTTCACCAGTGTTAGGGTTTTGAGTAATTCGTGCGTATTGTATTCCGTTTGCTGAAAACAGGATACCCCTTGCACCAGCACCAGAAGTGCCGTTAATGTTTATAGTTGGGTTTGCATTGCCAGTTAACGCTAAATCACCACTAGATGATAGTGTCATTTGCACTACAGACCCTGCTGTATTTCTAAAGTTTTTATCAGCACCATCAAAATATATATTTGAATTTAAACCTGATGCAGAACCCGTAAGTAGTATTTGAGAATCTGTACTAATAGTTGTACCACCAACTAATCGCAGTCCAGTTGTGTTATTTACTACTTGAATATCTGCACTACCATTAGATGTTGTACTTAATGTTATAGTGCCACCACTTGTAATACGCATCCGTTCTGTGTTATTGGTGAAAAAGACAAGTGGGTGATTTGTTGCTGTTCTTATTGAACCAGAAGTTGAATCTGCATACATTGATACAACAACATCATTTACCGTTTGTCGAATTAATAACTCTGGTTGAGATGTGCCGTTAATATACGTCATTTGACTTGTAGTACCAAAGCCTGGTGCTTCTACTACAGAACCAACATGAAGTAATGCTTGTGGACTACTAGTACCTATACCTACATTACCAGCAGCGTATAAATTTTGAGTGTTAGCTATTACACCTAAAACCTCTGACCCAGAACGATTGCAAATCATCACATCGTAAGAAGATCCATTTCCTGCTAACACCCCTCCATACGATGTTTGCCCTTGCATAGTTCCTGTTGATGCTGCTATTGCACCAAAATTAGATGCTGTAAAAGTTGCTCTACCAGCTACAGTAATATTAGTAACATTGGCTGTTGTAACTGTTACATTACTAATAGTTACATTGCCACTACTAATCGTAGCATTAGTTAATGTCAGATTACCAATAGTAGTAGTGGTATTCCCTAAGTAGATAGCTGTATTACCCAAGGTAATGGGTGTATTAAAATTACTATCTAAGTTTGATAAGGGTATAGATGTTGTTGCCGTGCCAAAGGTAAATGGGACAGTCATATTAGAACCTCACTCTCAATTCATG